TCGGGCTCGTCCTCCGCGTCGAGGACGATATCGCCGCGGACCACGAGGCCCTGATCGTGTACCTCGAGTCGCATATCTCGGCGACGGCTGATCGGGCGTATCGTCACGACGGCGGACATCACCGAGCGGGTCGAGGCGCGGCTTGAGGAGATGGGGAGGCGGTCCTGGTGAAACCCCCTCGCACCCTCTCGGTCTCGGCCGCCCTCCACTCCCGGCTCTGGCTCCTCAAGATTCGGCGCAAGGCTCGGACCCTCGAAGACGTGGTCGAGCAGGCCCTGGATGCCCTCGAAGAGCAGGAGGCCAACGATGGATAGGTCACCCGGGGCGCGGTGTACGATCTGCAACCACCCGCAACGGGTCGAGATCGACAAGGCGCTCGTCGCTGGGGCAACGTATCGCGAAATCGCGCAACGGTTCGGGGTATCCCGGGACGCCCTCTATCGGCATAGAAAAAACGGCCATATCGCGGAACAAATCGCAAAGTCGCCAGGAAAAAGGAGATTAGGCAAGCTGAGCAGATAGCGGCTGCCGTTGAGGAAAAGGAGCGGCACGAGGTTGCCTCGGTTGACAAACTCCTCAAGATCATCGAGGCCCTCCTCGCCGAGTGCCTGGGGATGGTCCGGGGCGCAACGGCCGGTGACGAGAACACGAAACTCCGGGCGGTCCGCGAAGCCCGGGAGACCGCCAAGCTCCTCCTAGAGGTGCAGGGCGAACTCGCCGCGAACCCCGTCGTCAACATCACGCTCATCGAAACGCAGCTGAACGAAATCCGCGCCCTGGTCCTCGGCGACCTCTGCCCTACATGTCGGGCACAGGTCGCACAGCGGCTCAAGGCGCGCAAGCAGCAACGAGAGATACCATGCCAGTAACTCGCAAAGTGGAACACAGAGATGTACCGATCTCAGACCTCATCCCCTACGAGCGCAACCCGCGCAAGAACGATAAGGCCGTCAAGAAAGTCGCGGCACTCGCTCGAACAGTTTGGGCTCGTGAAAAACTCCGTGGTCGTCGATGAGAATATGGTGCTGATCACGGGCCACACGACCCTGAAGGCGATGCAGTCGCTTGGGTGGACCGCGTGCCCTGCGGTCACGCAGGTCTACGGCCTGACGGAGGAAGAGAAGCGAGCCTACCGCATCGCCGACAACAAGCTCGGGGAGTTGGCAGAGTGGGACCTCGACCTCCTCGCCGGAGAGCTGGCGAGCCTGGATGAGGTCGGGTTTGATGCGGAGTTGACCGGGTTCGATACCGACGCCCTCGCCGAGTTGTATCCCCCGGAGAAACTGGAGGTGACGGAGGACGACTACGAGCCGCCGGTCGAGATCGAGACTGACATCCAGCGCGGCGACCTCTTCCGGCTCGGCCGGCACCGCCTGCTCTGCGGTGACTCGACCAGTGCGGAGGATGTCGGGCGGTTGATGGATGGGAAGAAGGTGGATCTCCTGCTGACTGATCCCCCATATGGTGTGTCGTATGCGTCGAAAAACGAGTTCCTCAACGCCCTCGATAAAGGCAACCATGTCCAGACAGAGATCGAGAACGACCACAAGAAACCCGAAGAAATGAGTGCGTTCTGGATCGCCGCATTCACAACCGCCCGCGAACACATGCGGCCCGGGGCATCGTATTACGTCACCGGCCCGCAGAGGGGCGACCTCCACCTCCTCCTCCTCCTCGCATTGAAAGAGGGAGGGTTCCCACTTCGACACGTGCTCATATGGGTGAAGAATAATCACGTCCTCGGCCAGTCTGATTATCACTACAAGCACGAACCGATCATCTACGGGTGGGTCGAAGGGGCACACACATTCTACGGCGGGCATTCGGAGACGTCGCTTTTGGCCCATTGACAAGCCGCATAAGTCGGATCTGCACCCGACTATGAAACCCGTCGCCCTCTTCGCAGAAGGCCGTTGAGAACAGCACCAAGTCCGGCGACCTCGTCCTCGACCCCCTTCCTCGGGTCCGGCACGACCCTCGTCGCCTTGCGAGCAACTCGGCCGCACCTGTTACGGCATGGAGATCAGCCCGCAGTATTGTCAGGTGATCATCGATCGGTGGGGAGAAGCTCACCGGGCAGAAGGCGGAGAAGGTCGATGCCTGACCCCTCTTCTCTTATCGACGAGTGGGCCGAGGACCTCCTCCGCGACCTCGACCCCGTGTATGCGCGGGAATCTCTCTGGTCCCGGCTCGGCATCCGCCCACAACCCGGGCCGCAGACCGACTTCCTCAGCTCCGATGCCGACATCACAATCTACGGCGGAGCGGCCGGGGGCGGTAAGTCCTTCGGCCTCCTCCTCGCCCCGCTCCAGTGGTCGCACGTCCCTGGGTTCGGCGCAGTCATCTTCCGCCGGACCACCACACAGGTCCGGGCCGAGGGCGGCCTATGGGACGAGAGCCAGGAGTTATACTCGCACCTCAACGGCACGCCCCGAGAGCAGCAGCTCGAGTGGCGGTTCCCCTCCGGCGCCGCGGTCTCCTTTGCCCACATGGAATGGGAGCGGAACCGCTATGACTGGCAGGGCTCGCAGATCTGCCTGATAGGGTTCGACGAGTTGACACACTTCAGCCGCACCCAGTTTTTCTACATGCTCAGCCGAAAACCGGGAGCACCTGCGGCGTTAAACCGTGCATCATGGCGACGACTAACCCCGACGCCGACAGCTGGGTCGCCGAGTTTATCGAGTGGTGGATCGATCAGGGAAGACCGGCTACCCGATCCCCGAGCGTGCCGGCGTCCTCCGCTGGTTCGTCCAGGCCGGCGACGAACTCGTATGGGCCGACTCCGCCGAGGATCTCAAGGCGCGATACCCTGACGCGGTCCCGACGTCAGTCACGTTTATCCCGGCAAAACTCGACGACAACCCTGCGCTGACGAGCAAGGATCCGGGATACCGCGCCCGCCTCATGGCGCTGGACCGCGTCGAGCGGGAGCGGTTGCTCAACGGCAACTGGAAGATCCGCCCGGTCGCCGGGATGTACTTCAGGCGGGGAGTGGTTCGAGATCGTCGACCAAGGCCCCGGCCATCGACATCGCCGTCCGATACTGGGACTTTTGCCGGGTCCCGGCGCACCCCGAAGAATAAAGATCCCGACTGGACGGCCGGCCTCCTCCTCGGCTACAAGGAGCCCTACTTTTACGTCCTCGACGTCGTTCCGGCTCCAGGAGAGCCCCCGGTACGGTCATGGAGACCGTGGCCGCGACCGCCGCGATGGACGGCCCCCTCACCCCGATCATCGTCGAGCAGGAGCCCGGCAGCGCCTCGCCTCTACCACATCGACAACCTCGTCGACCGCCCTGCCCGGGTTTGCCGTCCGTCGGCCGGCCCGTCGACCGGCAGCAAGATCCTGCGGGCAAAACCCATCTCCAGTGCCGCCGAGCANGGCAAGGTCATCCTGGTCCGGGGCGAGTGGATCCGGGCATTTCTTCAAGGAGTTGGAGTTATTTCCCGGACGGCGCTCACGACGACCAGGTGGACGCGCTCTCCGGCGCTCATGCCTCGCTCGTGGAGCTACTCAAGGCGCTCGAGTCGCACGAGGGCGAGGTCGTCATGTATAGCGACGAAGGTGAGTATCAGCCCGGTTTAACTCCTACTATATAATACCTACGTTTTACAAATTTATAAATTCTACAACATTTAAGTGCTTAGAGCGCCCAGACATATCTATAGCCAAATCGGAGGCTCACGCATGTCTAGACTAGCAACCCTCCTCCTCAGCATCGTCGACGCCATCCGCGCACTTTTCTCCCCTGCATCGCCTCCCGATCCTCTCGCGCCCCCGAGCACCTCGCCGGCGCCGCGCCCGGGCCGCGTCAGATCTCTCCGGCCGTCCGCTCTTTATCCTCGACGGCCATACCCGGGAGATCCAGGCATCGCTTGTCGAGCAGATCGAGCAGTACGAGGCCGCCGGCGCAACCTCGTTTACCCTCCAGTATCCGGGTGGGTATTACGTGATCCGCGACGGGCAGGTCGTCGGGTCCGGGAGGGCGAATGATTGAGGCACTCCCCCTCGATCTCCTCTACTCCGTCGCCGCGATCGCCGGGACCGCGATCCTCTCTGCCCTCGCCGGCCGGGCATGGGTCCGCCGGACCATCGCGGCCGCACACGCGACCCGTGCAGCCGTCGACGTCATCTGTGACGCGATTGATGACGGCACCATCACCGAGGACGAGGTCCGGGCGATCGTCGCCGCCGGGAACAACTGGCTCGCAGCAATTAGTCTGGAGACTGGCAAATGAGCAATCTGGCCGCCGTGGCGCAACAGGTAGCGCACTCCCCTGTAAGGGAGCGGTTGCGGGTCGACCCCGCCGACGGCTTTTTGAGGTGATCGTATGAGCAGTGCCGCAGCCGCCGCCCCGCAGGACCTCCAGCAGTTTACCGACGCACTACAGGTTACCCTCGACACCTACGATCTGCTCGTCGAGCGCCTGGCGGTCCTGGAG